ATCTAGTATTGAAGAATTAATTGCCAAATCTGGCATGTGGAAGATGATTGTAAGAGATGGGGTCGTTACTGCAGCCAATGTATATAAAGATACCGCTGGTCGAAAAAGTGTAGCTTCGGGTACTAACGGTACACCCCAAGGTAAACACGATTGGGCACTTATTAAATCAGAAGATATCAAATTAGGACGTGCATGGGGAGAAGTTAGTGGTGCTGCGGAAAGTATTATGAAAAAAATGGGAGCTAAACCATTATCAAACAAGTTTGCAGCGGCATTGACTGGTAAAGAGATACTGGAACTTAATCCAGACGGATTTCATTACACTCGATTGATTCAAGGTGAGCCACATGAGAAGATCATTTACGGCACTATTAACCTAACTCCAGAATTATCTAAAACACTAGCAGCACAAGGTATAGAATTACATACATTACCGGATAATTTTCAAAAATAACTTGACAATATCTTTCTTTGGTGTTATACTATATATAACACTAAGGAGAAAACTATATGTCAGGAACAATCATTTACATGCACGGCTTTGCCAGCGTTGGAAACAGTCCAAAAAGTCAAGCACTCCGTGCTGCGTTTCCAAAATGCACAGTTCATTCTCCCGATTTGCCAATTGATCCAATAGAGATCATTGCAATCGTATCCAAAATTGTACGTGAAGCTACAGAATTTCCAGTAGTATTCGTAGGCACTAGTCTTGGCGGATTTTGGGCAAATTATTTTGCTCATAAATTTGATGCTCCTTGCGTGCTAGTAAACCCCTCAACAGTGCCTGTTAACACCATGTCACCCAGAATTGGTGCCAATATCAAAAACTTTTCAACTGGTGAGCCCATTACAATCACCGAACAAATTGTTGCCCAATATGCAGAACTACAGGCAGAAGCAAGTAAGCTGCATAACGGTGCATTGGTGCACATGTTTCTTGCAATGGATGACTGTTTGCTAGATTATCGCACTGCATTAATCAACCTGCCTTATTTTAAAACTATTGTAGTGACCGAAGATGGTGGGCACAGATACGATGCACATTGGACATTGATTATTAACCGAGTTAGAGAGCTTGTATCTTCAAAATAATTGACATTTGCTGTAAATTATGTTACAATAGCATTTAAAGATTACTAAAGAAAGACACTCATGAGCAACCGTTATCCCAATCCACACGAAATAAACGAAAAGCATGGAGAAATATTTTACCGGTGCCGTATTTGCCAGTCGGCAGACAAACTACATTGGTACGGCGATACGTCTTGCCCTGTATGTAGCAATCCAACATGTACGGAGTTAGTCAACAAAGAGTACACTGCACTGTACACTGCACTATTAACCGAGGAAACCCGTTATGATTGATGAACAGTTATTTTGTCTATGGTCCGATGTCGCAACGAGTGCACAAAAAGAAAGAGCAATTCGCCTAATACTTGAGCATTTAAAACTGGAGATTTGGCTGACCAATTCCACGCAAAGCGGAAACACTGAAATGGTAATCAGGGAGAAAGAATCATGACACCACCATTTATTGAGAATTGTTCTGCAGAAGAAGTACGTACTGGCAATCACTTTGCTCCGGGAGAAAATTCCATGTTGATCAGCATTGCCGACCCTGATGGATTTCGCCCTGTGCCCAAGCATGCATTCAAAGAAGTACATGAATTTGAATTCTTGGATCTTGAAAAAGATGATGTTGCAATTGAAGTAGAAATGAAAATTACTGATGCACAGGCTACGGAAATAGTTCGATTACTGCAACATGCACTGGATAATCGAATGCAGGTAGTGGTACACTGCATGATGGGTGTGTGCAGATCAGGTGCAGTAGCTGATGTCGGAGTCATGATGGGGTTTCAAGATGCTGAACGGTGGCGCAGTCCCAATCTATTGGTAAAACACAAGCTGATGCGGGTATTGGGCATGCTATACGATGAACAAGAAGAAATCAAGTATAGTCCCTACTTGAATAACGAGACAGATATTAATGGATAACGTAAAAACACAACCAACATTATATGTACTAGTAGGTGCACCTGCAGCAGGTAAGTCTACTTGGGTTAAACAAGAGATTAGCAAGATTGGCAATTGCGCCTATATATCAACCGATCATTTTGTTGACGAATATGCTGCTTCTCAAGGTAAAACATACAACGAGGTATTCAAAGAATACATGCCTACAGCAATCCGCAAGATGTCTGATGCTGTGATTGCGGCTCGTGCTGCTGCCCAAAATATCATATGGGATCAGACATCTATGACAGTGGCTTCTCGCAGGAAGAAATTCAATATGCTGCCAAAGTACAGAGCTATTGCTGTGGTTTTTCCGACGCCGGCACCAGATGAACATGCAAGACGATTAGCAAGCCGGCCCGGTAAGAATATTCCGGCTGCAGTGGTTGCAGATATGATCAATCAATTTGAAATGCCGACCGCTGCTGAAGGGTTTGCTGAAGTATGGAATCTATAGTAAATCAATATTAGCAAGGCCATGTATTATAAAATATAATTAACTATATGACAACATTACACATTTTATCAAGTCCGCACAGCCCAGTACACATTAATAATCGGGCAGATCCATTCTCTATTGCAGTAATTAAATTTATTAATCAAATGTCTTTGCATGGGTGGAACTGCATTCATTATAGTATACCTAATTCAGTTGTATCATGCACTAGCATACAGTGTTTAGATGAATTAGTGGATACTGCAGAGAACCGCATCATCCAATACAATGATGCTGCAGCTATTGCCATTGGTCAACACAAACAGCCTAATGATATGATTGTGTGTTTTCATGGCATAGAAAATCAAGCTGCAGCAATGTCACATCCTGATCTTAAAGCAGTAGAACCCAGTATTGGTTACATGACCGAGGCAGTATTTGCTGAGTATAGAGCGTTTGTATCGTATGCACAGATGCACATGTTTTATGGTGCCCGTGGTATGCTGATGAATCCATCCTGGTGGGATGCAGTTATTCCCAACGGTATTACGTCAAGTGAATTTGAATATACTGAAAAAAAAGACGATTACTTTTTGTATTTTGGTAGAGTAATCGAATCAAAAGGTATTCATATTGCTATTCAGGCAACAGCAGCAGCAGGTAAAAAGTTAATTATTGCCGGTCCGGGTAAATTATCAGATTTTGGGTACTCTAACACTCCTGCACACGTTACAATTGCTGGACTATGCGATGCAACTCAGCGTAATCAGTTGATGATGCATGCTAAAGCAGTCATTGGTCCGACCCATTACGTAGAACCATTTGGTAATATGGTAGTAGAAGGATACATGTGCGGCACCCCGGCAATTACCACAGATTGGGGTGGATTTTCTGAGACAGTGGTACAAGGTGTTACTGGATTCCGATGCAGAGAATTTAAAGAATTTATATCAGCTATTAATAATATTGATTCTATTAATCCTTTAACATGCAGATCGTGGGCAGTCAACAATTATGATGATGCAGTGGTGCATAAACAGTTTAACCAATACTTTAATAAGCTATTAGATATGGATTTTTATAGATAATGAAAAAAGCGTATATTATAACTAGTGCAATTGACATAGATAATAGTTACCCATTAACCTACAGCCCAGTTCGCAGTTTTTTTACTGCCGAAGACAGATTAAGTCATACTATTATGACCATTGCATCTTTGGATATGCATTCTGATGATGAAACTACACTGTATTTGCTAGATATGAGTAGAGATTGGGAAAAATATCAGAATATATTTCTGTACCAGAAGAATTTAAAATTTGTTAGCATACGAGATAAATTTCCTGAAATTTATCGAACAATTACTACTCATCCAAATAAAAGTTACTGCGAATGCTTGCTGCTATCAACTTTCATGCAACTATATCGCACTGAGCTGGATCAATATGATTTTTTAATTAAAATGTCAGGCAGATATTTTTTAGATAGTTCATTTGACACTTCAATATTTAATGTGTACAATAAAGATAAGATATTTTATAAAAAACCCCGTGAATACAACTGGCAAGATGCATGGGAGTATAATATGGTAGACCGAAGAGTTGAACAGAGCAATAATTGCCTTCGTCAATATTGCTCTGTGGCATTTGGGTGGGGACGTAGTCATAGTCCAAAATTTTTAGATATATTTACTGGAATTGCAGCAATGCTATCGCAGCCGTCGCATGCACATTATGATATAGAAACACTAGGGTACTACTTTACACGTCCTTTTTCTGATAATATAATAGAAACAGATTGGATAGTGTACGGATGGCAAGGTACCAATGGCCAATTTATGAGATATTAAAATGAATGTAAATTTAATTGTAATTGACAACTTCTATTCTGACCCTGATGCAGTCAGAAATTTTGCACTAACTCAACCTTTTTCTGTTAAAGGGAATTACCCAGGCGCACGAACTGCATCTTTTCTTACCAATGATGTAAAAGATGCAATTGAGTATAATATGCAGTTTGCAGGACGAGTAACGGACTGGATGGATCAATCAGGATATACCGGTGCTTTCCAATTAGCAACTGCACAGGACCGTACATGGATTCACAGTGATTACAATAATATGTGGGCAGGAGTATGTTATTTGACCCCCGATGCACCGCATACCAGCGGAACTGGGTTATTTCGTCATAAATTATCAGGAGAGCACTCGAAAGTTATCGAAGATCACGAAGGATACGACTACACCAAATGGGATTTGTTTGATCGTATCGGGAATAAGTATAATCGGCTTATAATTTATCGAGGAGATTTATTTCATGCTAGTTTAGATTATTTTGGTGACTCTTTACAAAATGGCAGACTATTTCAAACCTTCTTTTTTAACACAGAGAATCTTTAATGACATATAAAATATGTCAAGTAATATTTTCTACTAATAGGTTGGAATATCTATCTAAAACACTACAGTATCAACACCATTTAAATTTTCAAGGATGTGATGTTGATAAAATTTTTATAGATGACTTTCCTAAAAATAGAAATAATCTTCTTATAAAAGAAATGGTAAGTTGTTTTGGTTATAATGAAATATACCTGCATGAAAAAAATCAAGGGCTTAGTGTAACATGGTCTGAGTTTTGGAATCTTATCAAAGACCGTGATTATGATTATATATGGCACCAAGAAGATGATGTGGAAATTTTAGAATCAGTAGTGATTACTGATTTAATTGAATTATTACAAAAAGACTCCCAATTATCGCAGGTTGTATTAAAAAGGCAGCCTTGGTATTTTAATGAGACTGAATCAGTTGCTCTTGAATCAGATATATTGTTTAAAAACTTACGAGTAGAAAAATCTAGTGCAATATTTTCACCAATGGCAAGTTTATACTCTATTAGTAGAGTTAAGTTTCCGTATAGTCAGTGGTACAAAACAAATTACCCAGATGATAATTATCATTCTATAAATTTGAATGAAGGTATGATAGGAAAAGCATTGTTAGAAAATAATAATCTAATATCTGCACACATAAAGAATCAGTATGGTAAAAATATAATTAATCATATTGGTGATTACTTTGTTGGACAACGAGTGTTGGCAAATGAACCACATTATGACCAATTTTCTTGTTTTAATCCAGAAATAAAATATAATTCACGTAACGGACAAGAGTACAAATAATATGAACAAAAGATTTCAATCGCTGTATATGGACATGGCCGTACGTGTATCGCAAATGTCTCGTGCGGTAAGACTAAAAGTAGGTTGCATAATTGTAAAAGAGGACACCGTGGTATTTGGATGGAACGGTACGCCGGCAGGATGGGACAACGAGTGCGAAACAAAAGAATGGTGTAGTGGCGGCGGATGGTTGAGCCCCGAGGAGATTAATTACGGTTGGCCTCACTGTGGCACATATGAAGATTCTCATGGCAATGTAATGGAAGGCAACTACCGTCTAGTTACAAGGCCCGAGGTCCTCCATTCTGAACGAAATGCTATTAACAAGCTGGCTAAACATCATGGAATTAGCGGTGATGGTGCAACCATGTTTGTGACTCATGCGCCGTGTTTGGAGTGTGCAAAGAGTATATATAGTGCAGGAATTTCGCAAGTGTACTACAATACAGAGTATAGATCGTTTGAAGGAATTGATTTTTTAAAAAAATGTGGAGTTGGTATTGAGAAAATAAATTGAGTACGTATAACTGGTCAATGCTAACGCGAACTGCAATTACTAACAAGTTATTTGAATTAAATGATTCACTAGCTGGTCGCCATTTAACCATACTAAATTTTCATCGAATAGTGTCCAATCATATTCGCAATTTTATTCCAGTAAGAATATTTAAACAATTATCAGAAAGTATAGATTACGGTTGCGTTTCCATGGGAGGAGAATACGATGCCTATAGAGATGAAGATTCTAAAAAAAGTATTAAAATTATAATAGCATATAATACAAATGATACAACTATAAAAATATCTTCCTACCAATTTAAGAAGCTGTGTATTTTATTTGCAGATACAGTGTTACACGAAGTCATCCATATGCGACAATATCGCCGCAGAAACTTTTATTCAATACCGCCGTATATTAGTAAATCATTGTTTAAAGAACAACGAGAAGAGCAACAATATTTAGGAAGCACTGATGAAATTGATGCTTATAGTTTTAACATTGCATGCGAACTATTACAAAAATTCAGAAATAACAAAACATATGTGTTAACCTATCTTGAAAAGCAGCATTCTATCTGCTGTTTGAAAACAAATAATTGGTTGATATATCTAGCAGCATTCGGATACAATGCTAATCATACTATTATAAAACGCTTAAAAAAGCGAGTAATACGTCAGCTATCAAATGCTGCAACAGGTAAACCTTACAAAACTGCGTTCTGGTTAAAACAGTAAGCAGTTGACAAAGCCTAAATAATGCTGTATAATAAAAATGTAGAATCAATCCTCGGAGAATAACAATTGAAACAAGAAAATACCACAAGTAATAATATTCGTGCACGTCTTAAAGAAGCTGGTGTAAGATTTTGGGCAGGTGATAACATTTCTGAATTTATCCAAGATGACGAGCGGGAACAGCTTATTAATGAATTAGCTAGTAAGTTTGAACATGTATTGGATTCTCTGGTTATTGATCAGGAAACCGATCCAAACAGCATGGGTACAGGTCGACGACTGGCAAAGATGTATATAAATGAAATTATGAGCGGCCGGTATGATCCAGCGCCCGATGCAACTGCATTTCCTAATGTTGGAGAAGATGCGTATACTGGTATGCTGGTAGTGCGAAGTGAGATTAAATCTATGTGTAGTCACCATCATCAACCAGTCACCGGAGTTGCATATATTGGTATCATCCCAGGTAAAAAAGTAATTGGACTTAGCAAATATACTCGTATTGCACAATGGTGTGCTCGTCGTGGCACGTTGCAAGAAGAACTATGTAATGACATTGCTAAAACAATTGTTAAAGCAACCGACTCCGATGATGTAGGTGTTTACTTACGTATGACTCATGGCTGTTGTGAGAATAGGGGCATAATGGCTCACGATAGTTCCACAACAACCACAGTCCTCAAAGGTGCGTTTAAAACTGATGCAGGCACCAAAAAAGAGTTTTTTGATTCATTAAGCCTGCAGCAATCTAATAAAATCTAGTTATAGTAAATCAAATCCATTATCTCTACAGGTTTTAGTTGAATCAATATTTAGATGATGGATTTTCTTACGCACTTGCCATTTGATATAGGAAGAGAATCTAAGTTATTATAGATAGTATTCAATGTCCATTCTGGAATACTTACAACTTTTACGAAAACCTACAATTAGGAAACATTATGACTGTGTATCTGTTGTCGTTATTAGTTAAGTTCACCGAGCAATTAGTTACTGTTGCAAAAAATCATAGTGATGTTCCTTTTGAAAAATACAACGAAGCAGTACTACTACACAAAGAAGTACTATCCAATTATACTAAATTAAAAAATAAAAATGAAATTAATTAATCTGTCAGCAGCAGAAGGTACATGGATACTGTGTGGTTCAACTGAGACTAAAAAGGCAGTACCGTTATATGTTGAGCCGCGAGTTATTATCAGTCCATTCGCACTTGATTAATAATTAAAATAATGGTTGTGTATAGCAAACTTTTCTGCTATAATAAATGTATTAAAGGACTTTCATGAAAAATAAAACAAAACTTAATATTCCGGTTCAAAATCAGCCTGCACCAAAAGAAGTTAATCCCAACAAGCGACCCAGCATTATGATTGCTGTTCCTGCTATGGAAATGGTTAATGCTGAGTTTGCACAGCATTTAGCAATGGCTGCGGCTAATCTAGTGGCCAATGGTATCAAAATTAATTGTGCTTTTAACATTGGATCAGTTATTACCATTGCACGCCGTAATTTAGTTGACATTTTCCTAAAAAGTGATTTTGACTATATTTGGTGGGTTGATAGTGATATGAAATTTCCAATTGACGCTCCCCTTCGTTTATTGGCTCGAAACAAGGCAGTAGTGGGAGCTAACTATCGTCGACGACGTTTTCCTAATCCAAACTTTACAGCCATGGTGGGCACTGCAGGGCAGTTTACTGAATTCCAAACTACCGACAATAGTCCAGCAATGGAACAATGCGACGTATTACCGCATGGCATGATGCTGGTTAAGCGTGAAGTTTATGAAACTGTGCCTCACCCACATTATCTACAAGAATATATTCCTCATCTTAGTCTTGAGATTGGAGAAGATATTTACTTTTGCCAACAATGCAAAAAATCGGACTATGCTATTTGGTGTGATCATGAACTTTCAAAAGAAGTTGCACATATTGGTATTTTTCATTTTAACTATAATTTATCCGTGCCAAAATAAAGGTAATACATGTTTGAATCAATTGAAATTCGTAAAGTAATGAATGGTATCATTGTAATTTTGCGTACTGATGATGCAGAAGACCAGGAATATGTGTATGATACTGATCGAAAGGCTCTAAAATTTGTTAAAGAGCTACTTGAATCTAAAAGTAAAGTAGCTGTAGATTAATGACAATTTGGGATCATATAATTAAAGTTGTTGATTCAACTTTTGATGATCTAACGTATATGATGGAGTATGGAGTTAAATTAATTCCATACTTTTCAACAAATTTTTCTAACGGACATAACTATTACTTGCTTTCAGTCGAAGAAGAAATGTTGTTAACTTATAATCATAGAGACGTTATAAGATTTAATCAGTCAGTAAAATGGACCGAAGAGCAACTATCTAACTGGAAAGATTGTCGAAAAGTGTCAAATAACTTATGGTGGTTCAATAATATTGATGATGTTGAAAAATTTAAAGTGTTATTTTTATTAAAATGGGTATGATTCGACACACAGCAGAAATAATAGACGGAGTACAACATGTTCGCACATTTCATAAGGTTGTTGTGCACAAGATAGACTCCGATCCGGCTTGGGATTCATCTGGGCAACTTACACAGGCTACCATGTGGTATACAGGACCTGCGGCAGCATTTGTAAGACAACACTCGATTATTCCAATTGAAAATCTGAGTTCATACGATCCGGTACTTTGCACCATGCGCATCGCATACATTGCAGAATTAGAAGAAAAAAAACTCAGCGAATATTATTTAAAATGGGGAAGTAATGGAGATTGTTAGACACAGTGGTACATGTCTTGTAAAAAATGCTATCAATTCAAAGGTAGTTGAAGGTGTAGTGATGGAATTTATTGACAAGCAACGAATGGTACTGGTTTTAAACAAAAGTGTTAAGTTAACCATGATTTGGAACGGTAAACAGTACGAAGGGCGGGGTGCAGGTATGGACTTTGAAAGCAGCGGTCCAGAAGTTAATAAATCTAAAACTGGTATAAGAGGATAATATGAAATTTCAAACTCCAGCTGAAGGTATTATGTTAAAGAAAAACTTTGGCAATAGTATTATGTATAGTATTGCATGTGATTGCGGTAATGCAGAAGACGATATTGGTATGACAGTTGAAGCTGATGACTGTGGAGTTACTGTACATCATTATGTTAAAGTTAAAACTAATTGGTGGACTGATCATAATAAATTCAAGTTTATTAGTGGATTTATTACACGATTAAAATTAACTTATTCTATCTGGGTCAACGGTTATTTAGAATATGAATCATGGACTTTGATGACTGAGCAACAGGCATTAAACTATTCTGAGACACTAAAATCAGCAAGTGTAAAAGTAAAAGAATATAAACAAAAAGGAAAATAGTATGAATGTGTTTAGAGATCAAGAATCATTTATGAAATCGTGTGGGCAATCAGTAGTTGGCTCCGATGAGAAACAATTTGCACTATATGTTGATCTAATTGCAGAAGAAACTGCCGAACTGACTGATGCTATTGCAGCAAATGATCAAGTAGAAGTGCTTGATGCATTAATTGACATTTTGGTTGTTACTATTGGTGCTTTGCATTCTATGGGAGCAGACGCAGAAGGTGCATGGAAAGAAGTAATGGCTACTAATTTTGCTAAAGTTGATAAAGAAACTGGCCTTGTTCGAAAGCGTGAAGACGGAAAGATTCTAAAGCCGTTATTATGGCAAGCACCGGAATTGGCATCATTCTTATTAAAGTAATAATTTAGATTGACAATCCTTTGTAATTAGTGTATAATATTTACATACACTAATTACAAAGGCACATATGAACTCATCAATCAACGGAACTAATTTAACAATCGAGATTCATCGTATTTTTAATCTAGCATTGTGTGACACCAAATCAATCGAAGCAATGGGACTAAAACTCTTCGAAGAAGGCGGCGAGCTTGCTGAAGCAATTAATCATAAAATTGGAAATCTTCCGCACAAAACAATGAAAGAACCGCTGGTAGGCGAAGTGGCAGATGTTATTAACTGTGCCCTATCCATTTATGTAAAAGCATATCCAGGGTTTACAACTGAACAACTATATGTAATGTTGTGTGCACAATTACATCTCAAATCGAACAAGTGGGCATCTATTATTGGTGTCAACGAGACAATTTAACTAGGAAATAACATGAATTATTGGACTTGCAGTAAGTTTGCAGATTGGCTCCGTGGTACCGCTAGCCCAAAATCGGCATCAAGTAAAGCATGGAATGAATGGACACGAAATGCCAAATTAGCTCACCCATTTCGATATTGGTTAGCCGAAGATGCACTAAGTAAAGCTGAAGAAATTATCACTGCTCCAAAAAATATGCTGTATTCTGCAAAGTATTGGTTTATCAATCGTTATGTTGCTAAAACACACGCATTAACCAGTAATCTAAAGAAAGGACAATGGCGCGAGTTTGATACTCGCTTACTTCACTGTACATTTGATAGCCTAGTAAATTTTGTTGAGATTGAACAAGCTTCTCACTTCTTAATTTGGATGTCAAAAGAACAAAGAGTTCAATATAATGCTCCATTTCATGCATTTGGGTTCTGGAGAGCGCATGCATGGCGTAGTGCTAGTGCAGGAGTAGCACATTTGAATTGGCAAGCTAAGTTAATCATGACATTTGGCTTGCCCAGTGACCCAGATTATGGTATGCCTACTCAGCAAGCAGTTTCTGCAATAGAAATTCTTGATCTTTACTACTGGTGGAAAAATATATATCCAGCTCGTCCTGATGTACATGAAGCAAGTGGGTGGAATGCTATTTGTGATAAACAACGCACAACTAGTTCAGATGATTTCCTTTTAGACTTTGAAAATGAAGAAGATCGTGCACTTTCGAAACAAGCGCTAGAACTTTCCGATCAGATTGAGCGTCGCTATGAAGACGAAGATACACAAATGCTGATTCGATTAATCCGCGTCAGAAAAAGTATGTGGACTTGATGTGAGTCAAGCTGTTGTAATGTCAACTAATGAGTGGCGGATGATTTATGAACAGATCAAGCTAGATCATCCTCCCAGTGTGTATTTGATACGTGAGAAAATGAAAAAAGTAATGGGGTTTACTGTTCGAGTACACCATGATCATGAGTGGAAAAGAGAACGTAGCCCATCAGTACATTTGGATTTTTACACAGAATCTCTCAAAACTATGTTTATACTAAAATATCAATCATACCATTGACATTGCTACTTAATAGCTGTATAATAGTATTATCAGCCCGTTAATAAAGGACGCAAATGACTACCGTTACAAAAACTTCCAATCGTGTTACTTCTGTAACAATCCGCGAAAATGCAAAAAAAGATCATAGTCCTAAATGGGATGGTACAGATCAATTTACAGGTGCAAAGTTTACATCGCATTTCCAGCAAGCAATGAGCTATTACAACCTTAATAACAGCAGTAAAGATCTGCGTCCCAAAGTTATTGACTGGATGGCTCGCAATGATTATACTAAAGACGACATCACTGCCTTTAAAAATACCAAAGAATGGCGCACAGGTTCGACTATGGGCGCACTAGCAAGCTGTTTGCTGCGTGGTATGCCAGCAGTGCATGAAGGATTTAATCACGGTAAAAATTCTGAATCATGGTTACGCAAAGAAATTATAAAAGTAATCGAAGCTGGACAATTTGACGTAACCCCAATTGCAGTAACTACAGCTATTAAGCCCCCAGAGTTTGTGATGACTATCCAAGACCATATTCGCGAACAAGCAGGTATGATGAGTGAGGAAATTGATGCGGCTATTGATAAATTTATCATGGATCCAGAAGGGTTTGATCCAAAAGCATTTAAAATGGTCAATTTACTACGTGGCAAAGGAGCAAAAGCAGCTCAGGCACGTTTTATTAAGTTATTCTTCTCTAAGGGGCACGGTGAATTAATAGAATTAGCAAGTGGCGTGGCAGATGAACAATTACGTGAAGCATACAAGCATCATCCTCGTAAAAATATTAAAAAACTGATTGACTTTTATACTAGTATTGTTACTGCGTGCGATCAAATTGCAGCAGAAGCAAAGATATTAAAAAAGCCGCGTACTGCCAAGATTAAACCAGCAGAAGAGTTGGTTAAGAAGCTGAAGTTTAAGATTGGCGATGATAAACTGGGTATTACTTCAATTCCTCCAGCTAATATTATTGGTGCACAGAGTGTAGTTGTACTAAATGTAAAAACTCGTAAGATTGGGTACTATATTGCTAAAACTAGTAGTGGATTAAGTGTAAAAGGATCAAGTATTGTTGATTTTACTGAGAAAAGTGTACAAAAGACTTTTCGAAAGCCAGCAGAGCAAATTAAAGAATTCAAGGATCAAACTACACAAAAACGATTTGAGCTGTGGTTTACTAAAAATGTTAAAACTACTGAGACTACACTAAACGGTCGATTAGGTGAAGATGTTGTAATTCTTAAAGTGTATAAGTGAATATGCTTGACAATTTATCAAAAAAATGCTATAATATATCATAGACAAATTTATAATCAATAGGAAAATATATGGACATCACTCTAAAAGACTATTTACAAGCAATTAATTATAAAGTAACTGGAGGTTCTTCTTTTGAATGGAATGTATTTGGATCAAATGCGTATCAACTTGAATCGGCTGACACTGAGGACCACAATGCTACATATACTGTATGTGTAGTGTTCGATAAAGTATCCCAAAAAGTCTACGAATTACAAGCATGGGACTATCTAAAAGGTCGAACATATCGATGGGTAAGCCCTGATTTTACTGCAGCGTATGACGCAGAATATGTATCTCGCGGGCTCAGTTTTGAAATTGCTCTTGACAATGAAAAATTTATCAATCTTGATGTAGCAGAGGATATTCTAGAAAAAATTACTGCAATTGCTGCAGGTGAGGAATATGATGATCGCGTACAAATTGAAATTGACTTACCTGACGATGTGATTTATTCTGCTGCTATCCAAGCTCATAAGCAAGATATTACACTTAATCAATATATTAATAACATTTTGATCAATGCCCTGGAGAATAATTAATGGCTAAAGTAGGGCTATCATTTTCCCGTTGCATTAGAGATATTGTAGATGGTACAGTAAACTTCAATGATGTACTAATAATTATTTCTCGTACTAATATTGATCCCACGGACGATTCAGACTGGGAAGGTGTTTGGGAGGCATATACGCAAGGTGGGTGGACCAATTCCGAATGGGATGGGTATGAAGATCAAGAAAACGAATTTCGCAAGGTGGCATTGGCATTATATCTAAACGGTAAATTGCATCAGCCCAGACAATTTGGGGGTACAAATCCTCAACGGCGTGATGAGTTTTGGTTGGAAACAGTGTTACCAAGTGAAGAATTAGAAAATAACCCTGCGGCAAAAGCAGCATGGGATAATTTTCAAATAATAGCAGGACTTACCGGTGTCAATCTTGACACAAAATATCAATAAAGGAATTATATATGTCAAATCTAGTGCCAATCGTAGTAGAAAAATCAGGACAAGGCGAACGAGCATTTGATATTTTTTCTAGATTATTGTCAGAAAGGATCATATTCTTGAATGGTCCAGTTGATGATCATAGCTCAAATGTAATTGTTGCTCAGTTGCTGCACTTAGAAAGTGTTGATAGTGATAAAGATATTCATTTTTATATAAATTCTCCAGGTGGTGTAATTACCTCGGGCATGGCAATCTATGACGTAATGGAATTTATCAAACCAGATGTATGTACGTATGTGATGGGACAAGCATGCAGCATGGGATCATTCCTTGCGCAAGCAGGTGCAAAAGGAAAACGGTTTATGCTACCTCATTCTCGTACCATGGTTCATCAACCCAGCGGTGGTGCACGGGGTATGCAAAGTGATATTGAAATTCAATACAAAGAAATTACTAATATGAAGAAAATTCTCACTGAACTGTATGTTTACCATAATTCAGCAGAAAAAACATACGAAGATTTTGAAAAAATTATGGACAGAGATACATTTATGTCTGCACACGAATCACTTAATTTTGGACTATGTGATAAAATTGTAAGTAATCGGTAATTAAGTAACTTGTAAATTATCATCTTAGATCAGGTAAATAGTTGCACTTACCGGACTAAGATGAAAAATATAAAATCACACCTTGTTGAAGTCGAACAAATCAACGTCCAACGCATTGTATGGCTAACTGCCAGTATATTAATCTACTCGGCTATAATTATAATCACAATTATTTTGGGTTTTCACAGCAACAATTATATTTCTACAACACTGTGGATTATAGGTGCAGGAATAATTGGAATATGGTGGTTATGGTCCATGCATATTATTAACACCTTGCTTGCACATCGACGAATAGAATTCTATATATTACAAGATATTATTATAGATCTGCGCGAAACAAAAAAGCTAACTAAAGAACTATTCGATCACTCGGCTGAATTATAATCTATCTTTAATTTTTCATATTTTTCTTGCTAATTAGTTTTTTCTATGTTATAATTTGTCTATAGGAGAAACATAATGTCTAAATTTTATTCAACAAAAACTTATAATACAGATCGAGGATTGAGCTGCTGCTTCCGGCAATGGCGTGCTACACACTCGCACTGCTCCACTCTTCACGGATATAGTCTTGGTATAAAGTTAATTTTTGAAAGCAGCACCCTGGATGAAAAAAACTGGGTATTTGATTTTGGCGGACTAAAAGCGTTTAAAACATGGGCAGATTATATGTTTGATCATACTTTAGTTATTGCACACGACGATCCCCAACTAGAATTTTTTACAGCTATGAACACCGTAACCACTGCGAATGCACCTGATGTCAATAGTAAAGTCCCATTCGAACGTGGCGCTGTTTGCGATATACGCATTGTTGAGGGAGTAGGTTGCGAGATGTTTGCCAAAATTGCATATGATAAGATGGCAGAAATCCTAGAAACTGCAAAATTAGATTCTTCTGTCACTCGTTATCCAGTAAATGCCACTGTTCGACTAAAATCAGTTGAGGTATTTGAACACGGTGCGAACTCTGCAATTTACGAAGGCTGATTAGCAAACACTAAAATCAGTTGAATTATATCTTATTTTAGTGTATAATGTGTACAACATCAAATTAAAACGATACAAACATACACAAGAGAATACTTACTATGTCACGAAATGTACACGCAGACTTGATGATTCAAGCAGCAAACGATACTTCGATTAAATGGGACTTTTCGCGTGACGGTGTCACGTGGACTGGGACTGCATCACCTACTTGGCTTGTAGAGTTGCAATATCGGCAGAAGCCGCAGTCGCAACAGGAGATGAAGGATGCACAAAGTACAGTTAATTCAATAACCGCTGCCCTCGCGCAGCCTGAGCCTACGGGCGATGGTTGGCTGGAAGCGACGATTGCATGGGAGGTTTGTGCGTCAATTCACGAAAAGTTTGCAAAGGGTAAAGATGCGCTATACAAAAAACGCCATGCAGATTTTGTCAAACATCTTGATGACTGCCGTGCTAAAGCCATCGCAGCCCCGCCAGCACCTATCCTTGCGCAGCCTTGCACAACGTACACACCATCCAATGCGTATTACATGGTTGATCGGTTCCTGCGCAACAACTTGGACGACGATGCCTATGCCGAGTATTCGGGTTTTCTGGATTCGATTACAGAGCCGACAGCAGCCGGAGCAGCCACCTACCGCAACCTTGCCGACGACGCTGCGCTCAAGCGGTCATTTGATGCGATGCAGAACGGGATTGTTGCGGAGTTGCGCAAAGAGCTTGCGGACATGACAGCGCATCAGGATAAGCTCGTAGGCATTTGGCAATCTCTAGCAGACAGTTACGCCAAGCACTGCAAAGAAACCAATGCCGACCGGCTGGATGCGCAGCGGTATCGTTGGCTTTGCGACAATAACTTCGACAAGGTTGGAGTTACGCAGATTCACACACTTATTAAAACATGGGAACCACATTCACAAACTGGCGAACCGCAGTTATGGAGCCAGCGTACACGCGGCGGGAAACTTGATGCCGCTATCGACGCAGCAATAAATAATAATCAAAATCAAGAAATGCAGTTAGAAATTGCCAAACGTGCAGCTACCATGTCTGATATCAACAGTATGACTAGATTTGATTCATCTATGACTCGTGAGCAGATAA